TCAGGAGGTAGCCTTGGCTCCAGGTCAATGCGGCTCACCGCGAACCCTCATCAATCATCACAGGCTGGATGGCCGAGAATTTCCCATTGCCTGAGCCATCCACTCGGAACCGATGAAACCTCGCGGTTTGGCGTACAGGGAACTTTGAACCGTCAAAACTGTTTGTTGTGTTTGTCGTCAGCGTGTCGCCGCTGGTCGGCTTGGTCTTTGGCGTGCATGTGATGGTGCTGGGCTTTTGAGCGAATCTCATGCGCAACTCAAGGCACGATGTGGACTGAATTTCATCTCCATAGTCACCAGACTCAAACCACCATGACCCCGGCGTGCCAGTCAACGAATTGAGGATGTTTGATGTGTCAAAAATGGCAGGGTTCGACTTTTGAGATAGCCAAAACGGAGAATCAAACGCGATAGCCGGGCCGCTGTCGTATGTGGTGACCAAGGTTGAACCGCCGTCATACGACACAGACGGGCTGACGTAATTCACCACCGCCTCAACCGAGATGTTCACTCGGCCCCATTGCTTGGTTGACACATGGAACACCAGGCAGTCATCACAAGTGCCCGTTGACGATGACGACGGGAAGAAGATCCACAACAGAGAGTTGTCCCTGTCCCAAAGCAACTTCGTTCTGTAGCGATACTCAGATGACGAGTTATCGAGCCACCATTGGCGGACTGTCCCGGTAGCGATTGGGACAGGCCTCGTACCGTCGAAGTGATAGATGTTGTCCGTGCCTACGAAGATATGTCCGATTGATGTATCCGCCGCAGCTTCTGAGCCCACGCACCCAACATCGAAGCCCACTTGCGTGAAGTCCCACACATCAGGAGCCCCGACGTATCGGCCCAAGAACAATGCGCGCTGCTTGTAGGCAACGATGTCATCGCCAAAGCGCACAGCCGCAGTGATTGGGCCAGACGCGGCAATCAATCGCCCTGTAGTGCATTGCGTCGATACGCTTGGTGTCCAGCCGGTCTCGTTGTAAAGCTCTGAGCACCACCATCTATCTGTGCTATCACCGTAGGTTGCCTCGTTGGTAGCGAACGCCACAACAAAGCCTTTCGATGACACAAGCAGTTTTGCTTTAGGCGCTCCAGCGATAGCCGCGAACGTGGTGCCGGTTGATCGCTGAATATTGGTTGATGAGTTTGATGCAACTACAGCATCGCCGAACCCAACAATGGCCCACCTGTCATCTGTACCTAGCGTGTATCCGGTGCCTTGCGCCGTCCATGTCGTTGATGTGCCTTCGTACAGATTCGCGGCAGTGCCCGCAAAGAATCGAGACCCTCCAGATAGCTGACGAATAACAGCAGAGCCTCTGCACTCAGATGCAAGCGTATTCATTCCGACAGAGCCAGCAGAGGGTGCCGCCTTCATGCCCGCCTCATACGGAACGATGTTTGACATATCCAGCATGGCGCCCGGCGTCGTTGGCTCAACATCAGGGGAGAACCCAAGCAACGGGATCATATGGCGCGCACCTTCAGCACTGAGCCTGAGAACTGGCCGTCATCGTCAGTCTTTTGCAGCGCCTCGACCTCTGCTTTGTATTTCATCTCCCACACAAGGGCGCGCTGGTCGTCCTTCAGGAATGGTGCAGACTCAGCCAGAGCGGCCCATAAGTAGACGCCTGGGTGATTGGTCAAAAGCCAGTTTGTCGGCGTCGTGCTCAGTGGGTCGTATCGCTTGTAATACAGCACGCTCACCGAATACACGGCGTCCGGCACGGGGCCGAAAAGGATCTGTTGACCCTCGACTGAGTAGACAACAGGCGTACCCGTGTAGCTGTTGTTGGGGAACTTGGTATCGAGATGCTGAATGTTCACATAGTTCAACTGAACATCAGGCGACGACACAACAGTGACGTTCTCAAACTCAAGCCACCCAGTAGGGAGCGCCGCACCCTGAGTGCTGGCCACTGTTGCTAGCGTTGCCGATGTGACTTGAGAGCGCAAGCGCAGATCACGGGCAATCCGTGCCTCTGCCAGCGTCACGAAGTCCGGGGCGACCGACGTAAGGTCTGTGCGGTTCACCCATGAGGCTACAGAGGCCAGCAGATCGGTGTAGTTGGCCAGGCTCATACCTTGCCCTTCCAGACGCGAAAGTGAGCCAATGCCGGATCATTGAGCATGTACCGGATGTGAGCCTTGTCTCGCATGAACTCAGCAAACGTGATGCCCTTGGTGTTGCAGTAGTGCTCAACCATCACATCAGGCAGCGTTGCTGCCAGGCGCATCTCGCTTGATCCAACATGGCCAGCGTTGTGCATAGCCTTGGCGCGCTCAGCAATGGCGGTGCAGTCTTGAACGGTCCCAGTGATCAGGTTGCCGTCCTCAACGGCTACAACCGTGCGCGTGCCGTTGGCGTTCTGGATGACCGTTCGCATCAGGAGTTATCCAGAGGAGCGACATTGATCTGACCAGCGGCAGTACCTTGGATATACGCAATGTGCGTTGCGGCCTTTGGTACTTGGATGATCACGGCATCAGCGTTTTGCACCAGCACGTCATTGACGGTAGCTGTGACAGACGAATCACCGATTTTGAAATAGCACTCGTTACGCGCAGCAACGCGCACATAGTTGGGCTTGTTGCCAGATCCATCTACAGGGATGGCGCTTCGAGCAGATGCGGCGCCAGTTGCAGCGGAAAAACCCACCGCAGTGACGACGATGAACCCGCCGTTGTAGGTCTGAGCCATGTAAAAACCTCCGGCGTCTCTCGACGTTAGGAGTGAAAGAAAAGGGGCCGAAGCCCCACCCGTCAGGCCGGAGCCAGAGTGACAGTGATTGAGCCGACACCAGCAGCGCCAGGGGTGCCACTGATCACGAACCCAATGCGCGAACCTGCTGCCACATCCAGCACGCCCGAAGTCGTGGAGAGTGTCAGCGCCTGATTCGTGGCTGCCGTGCCTTGCAGATTGAATGTGCCTGAATGCAGCGCAGTACCAGACCCCAAAGCCGTAGCCGATGCAGCCTTGTAGAGCGTGGCGGTCACAGCGTTTGATGCCTGGGTATCGACAACACCAGAAATGGCCTTGACGACGAACCGACGGTTCATGATGGGGCCGGACACAGTGAGGAATGCGCCGCTTGTGTTGGTGATGGCCGAGTAATTCAGCGTGATCACCTCAAAAGCGCCGTCATCCAAGTCTGTGCCTTGCAAGCCCAGCGACAAATCCGCGTTTTGCTTGAGTTGAACTGACATGATTTTTCCTTGTTTGTTGGACAGGGGCCTAAGCCCCCGTCATGTCAATCATTGGACATCGTAGATGGCGCCGTGCGCTTTGGGGGCGCGGCATTCAAGCGTCCATTCAACCAGCAGTTCACGCTTTTCAGCGTCACCAGTCTTTGCCAGTTCCACGGTAGAGAATGGGCGGAGATAGGCGATAGCCAGCTTGTCCGATTGCAGCGAGAACACGTCGCGCGTGGCCATGAAACGGTTAGGAACCGCCTTCAACTCGCCGAAGTCGCTCACGTACACATCAATGGATGCGTACAGCTTCGCGTCTTCGCTCTTGTCCATGCGCGTGGCGTTGCCGGTGAATCCCGAGAACGTCTGCTTCAGGGTTGGGGGCATCATCAGCGTGTCAGGCTCACCGCCTGCCGTGAATTGCTTCTGAAGCACGTCCTTGACTTGCGACTCTGTGAAGCTGCGCAGCGTGCCGGTGCTGTAGCCGGTATTACTTGTGTAGCTGGCCAGTGTGCCGCCGTTGTTGTTCACGTTGTCCACAACCCAACCACGCAAGCCGCGAGACTGGCGAGGCGAAGTGGCGGACACGTCCAACTGAGTCAGCGAAGCCTCCATGTCGCGCTTCAGTTCCAGTGATGCAAGCGACAACTGATAAGCCAGCTCATCCTTACGGCCAGCCGGGTTCATGGATTGCTGCGTGCCCGACACAATGACGGTCTTGGTGCTGATCTGCGTGCGGTTCGTCAGGCGAACAGTAGGCGTAGCAGTCTTGGCCGATGCATCGTCGCCTTCAGCCTGTGCGTTGTTGGACACAGCCGAAGCCAGGTCCTGCGTTTGCCATTCGTGCAGCGTGTTGGTCGCCTTGGTCTTGGCGGCCAAGTTAAGCACAGGCGTTGCTGTGGGGGAAATGCGATAGATGACGTCTGTCAAGTCTTCGCGGTTGCCGATTGAGGCAGTTGTCAGAAATGTTCCACTTGGTGCGGCCATGATTAAACCTTTCAGCGCCTCTCGGCGTTAGAAATTAGATGAAGGTGGAGAACACACTGGCGGCGTCTTCAACGGAGCCACTTTTGCCCAACCGCTGGTATGCCGACGCGCGCTTGTCCAAGCCGGGATTGGCCCCTGTTCCGGGCTTCTCGACCTTGGTTGGCAGCGTCTCTACCTTCTTGGTTGTTGCTTTGGCCTTGGCCACCATCTGATCGAAAAGCATTGCTTTCCGAGCTGTGATGACCATGTTGGCGTCAGCCAGGTTGTTCACCAGGTCGGTTTCGTATCCCTGATCAATCAGGTACTTGCCTATTTGTGCTTTTTCGGCTGAAGCTTTCGCCTCGTCTTTCCACTCTGGCAGCTTGGCAAGAAGGATTTCTTGCTGCGCCTGGATGTGGGCTTGACGTTGCGTTTGTGCTTCGGCCTGCATGACTTGGCCTAGCTTCTGCTGTTCCGCTTGGTTTTGCTGCCATGCGGCTTGTCTCTGTTCAAGGAGGTGCCTTTGGCGCAAATACTCTTGCGGGTCAGTGTTGAGAAGCGATTGCCAGTCAATCTGTTGCTGATCCTGCAATGCCACCTCGATCTGAGATTGCATGCGTTGCAGGTTCTGCGCGTATTGGTTGCGCTCTGCTTGCGCTTTGTGTGTCTCAGCTTCAGCGGCCTTGCGCTGCTCTGAGACTTCCATTGTTTTCTTGGTGTAGTCCGACTGCCGCTGATAGCCCAGCTTCAACTCAGACAGCGGGACTTGCACCTCTTTGCCATCGACCTTGATCGTGACAAGCGGGTCGTCCTCAGCTTCGGTAGCTTCATCCTCGACCTCTGGCGCTTCGACCTTTTCGGCCTCGGCTTCTACCGGGTCTTTGTCGGTAGGCGCTTCAGGCTCTTTAGGCGTTAGCAGTTCACCAAATGCAGCCGCTGCGCCATCGATGTTCAATGCGCTTGTGCTGGAT